AAATAAACCTAAAAATCCTTTTTGTAATTGTGCAGCAGCTAATCTCGCAGCAGTATCTAAGAAATGATCCGCTATTCGACCTAACATATTTCTAAAGGCATCTTGAACACTCATTGTTCCTTTTATTATTCCTTTAAATGATTCTTCAAAACCAGTTCTAATTGACATACTTAAATCTAAAACTGCTCTCATTGGATTAAGTAATTCTCTAATTTCTTCAGCAGGTGCATTAAATTCTGATAAGAACTGCATTTGTTCATTTATCTTAATTTGAGTTTCTAATAATTTCAAAGCCGAACTATTTGTATTTTCAAATTCACTTCCAAGTGCAATTCTTTTCATATTGGCAAATTCTTTCTGAAGATCTTTTGTAGCTCTAAATTCTTTTGGTATATCTAAAATTTTAATTTTATCTATTTCTCCTTCAACAAATGCTTTCTTTCTTTGTTCAAATATTATCCTCTCTAATTTTGCTTGTGTTTCTAATGATCCTTTTGTAGCTAGTGTCTGTAATAAATCCTGTCTTTGAGTTTCACTAATTTGCTCTCTAATACCTTCTATTTTACCTAATACAGCTTCAGTAGTTCTAAGACCAGATAACGTATCAAAAACTTCTCTTGAACCAAAAGCACTTAATAACACATCAGCTTGTCCAGCACCAAAAGTTTTAAATGTAGTTGCTAATTTTATAGCCTCATCATTAGTAATTTTAAATTCTTTTGCTAATTCTTTTATCTGTTTTCTTGAGAATGTTGAAGCAATACCCATGCTCTCTAACTCTAAATTTACTTTATTTAGCTCTTTTCTAAAAGCAATAGTTTTTTCAATCTGAGCAGCAGCAGCAGTAGCAAGAATAGAAGCCGCAAAACCTCCTCCTGGTGCAAGTGCTCCACCAATACCACCAGCAACACCACCCATTACAGAACTAAGTCCACCAGCACCAAATAATGCAGGAAAACCTCCACCAATCATGGCACTACCAGCAGCACCTTTTAATCTCCCTGTCATTCCACCTGGCATTGCAAATAAACCTTGTGGATTAGCGTTTTTACCAAACCCTAAATTAGTCGCAGAGAATCTTCCTGGTCTATTTATTGGACTTGTTGTACCTCCTGCTGGTGGTAACAATCCAAATGCACTTTGTTGAGTTAAAATGTTTGCTGTTTTATTTGAAGATTTTTGTATATTCTTAACAGCTTTTTCTATTGGCTTACTTTTTATTTCAAATGTTCCACTAGATTGACCTGCTGCTGGCAATCTCATATTTGGAGGAACTAATGTATTTTTACCGAGAGCATTAATCTGTTCTCTAGTGACAAAAGCAGTAGAATCTGTCATAGGCTTTGCTGCCCTTGACGCTTGCATTTGTATTGTTGCGTTTATTTTTAACTGTTCTCCTATTGCCTTACTAACTTGCAAAAATTCTTTTGATCCTGCAATAGTCATATCTTGCATACGTTTAAGCAAGGTCATTGCTTCATTTCCTGCCATTATCGTGCGAGGAAATCCTTGTATCTCTTTTATTCTTGCACTTACATTTCCTATAGTCTTAGATGGATCTGCTCCACTTGCTTGAGCAAAAGCAACAGCTTCCATTCTTAATTTTCTAAAATTACCAGCTAACAAAGCAGTCGCACCATTTTGTCTGGCACTTGCACTTGTAGCATCATCAAAGGCTTTTCTAACAGCAGCTAAATTATCTCTTGCTCTTCCTATTGAATTTCCAAAAAACCTCATTCCAGGATTTGCAGTTTTAAGAAAAGCATCTATTTTCCTATTTCCTTTATTTATTTCTTTTTCTAACGCTGAAAGTTTTTTCTTTGCTGATTCTGTTTTTATATTTATTTTTAATTTATTTAAATTACCAAATGTCTTTTCTACCTGTTTCGCAAGCTGATGTAATTTCTTTACATTTTGTTCACCACGACTTGTATTTATAACAAGATCAATCGTTTTAATTGCCATTTCGACCTATTAGCAAAACATATATCCTATTCTACCTTGATTTGGGTATAACGCTTCTTCTCTGTTGTACTTTTTGGTCATCTTGTTTTTGCTGTTCATGTCTTATTTCATAAAAAGCAGCCCAACCAACCATTTCTTCTATAGTTAACTTTTCACATAATTCACTAACAGTAAGTTTTAACTCATTTGCCAATGAGTATATAAACATCCAATCTCCGTTAGCTTTTTAAATCGGCTTTTGCCTCTTCAACCTCCTTTTCAGAACCAGATTCAAGCATAGCCAACTGTATTTCCTGTAAAGTATTTGCATTTACTTCTCTTCTTAAAGAAGCCTTATCTCCGTCAGCAAATAATCTTTTACTGTCTTTATCTAATGCTTTTTCAATCATCAGTTGTAAGGCAAAGTCATTTGCATCTTCAGTTCCACTTTTTTTCTGAATCATCTCACGTTCAGCAATAGTTAATGGATGCCAAAAGATTTCCAAAATAACTTCTCCATTTTCATCTTTTAATCCATACTTATAAAGTTGGCTTACACCAAATTTACTTTTAAGAAGATCAACTGCTCTAGTCATGTTATTGTATAGCTATTAGAAGTATATCAGCTATTAGCAAAAAAAGCACAAGATACAATTCCTAAAAAATGTGAACGATCTTCAACTTCTACAGGGATAATTCCACTTACTTCTCCAACTCTAGGCGAACAAGAAAATGGATCTGAATAATTAGAAGCATTTATAGAAGTTAAACCATCTATAACAGCTTCTCCTAATGAAGATAAAACAGAAGTACCTTTACCCTTTGGAACATAAATATTACATTGAATTGCACCAGAATAATAATCTGATGCTGCTCCTTGATTTTGAATAGTTGATTGAGTAAATGTAATTGAAGTTGTGATGAATTTTTTAGTTTTCCCAGGCGTTGTATAAGTTACGTTGTCATACATCATAAGAACAGTATTATCTGCTGCCGCAACTGCATCTGTAATAGCTTTTTCAAAAGCTGCTCTTGCATTAACTAAACTCATAATTTTCTATATTTTGAACCTAATGCTGGAGCACTTCTACCTGCTTGAACACCTTGATATAATACTTGACTATCAGCAACTCTTACATCTGGTTTTGTTTGACCAAATACGAAATCAACAACTTGACCTATAGTTTCTACATAAGTCATTATTGAACTGTTTGGAGAACCTAATGCTTGTCTTGCATAATCAGCTCTGTTGCCAACAAATACTGTATCTCCAAACTTAAATTTTTTATTTAAAGGATACCTAGGTTCAATAATTGGTGCTGTTCTAATTCCATTATCTCTATTTTTTTTTACCCGTGTCCATGGAGCAGTTCTTTCTTCATCTGAATTAGGTCTATATGTATTAGCTTGCCAACTAGAAGCAAAAAAACCAGTATATTGAGGACTTTCTGATGGTAAATCTGTAAGAATCCTATTTACTAAATTATTTAACTGACTATTATATTCTCTTCTTGTAGATGCGATTGCACTGCTTAAAGCGTTAGGATCTGATTTTGCCATTAGAACCTCGCAATAATTGTGAACAAATAAGTTTGTCCACCTTGTAATGTACTTATATTAACTATTTTTGCCACTCTAGTTGACCCTGCGTAAGTTAATGTAATCTCATCATCAAAATCAGGTTGGCTATCTCCAATAAGATCAGGTGTTATATATGTTTTAAATTCTCTTGTCTCTTTACCTAAATCCTCTTCTGATCTAATAAATTCAATCGGAGCATTAATACTGTAACTGGTATCAGTTGTAGTATATGCACCTGTACTTGTGTTATAAGTTCCCGATGTTTTTTTTGTATAAGTAATAGAAGTGTCAAATGAACTTCCAAGAGTTGCTATGACATCTTTAGCAATTTGCTTAAATGCTGAGTCTAACTGTCCTGCCATTATCCTCTTACCACCCTAAGTTGAAAACTTCCTGCTCCACCAAGCATATATGCTCCAAGATAACTTTGTAGCCATGGATAAACATCTAAAATATTATTAATAGAACCAGTTCCCTGACTATCAGTATTATATTTAACCTGTATATCTCCTAGCTTAACTTCAGAAAAATTACCATCCTTTCCTGTAGTTCCTGTAATAGCATCTGTATCATTTGCTAATGCCCTAGCTAGTTCATATTGTGCATATTTAATATTATTTGGAATAGTTGTACAAGCCAATTCAACTCCATCTACCTGATAATTTGTTCTTGGAAATTTGAGTGCCTGACTTTCATCACATCTATCTCCGTAATAAACCAAAGTATCAATCCATCTTGTAGCTGCTATAAGTGCTCGATTCTTTTTATCATCCTGTTTATTATCCCATTGCGTAGAACTAGGGACAGTTTCAAAATATGCGTCTGCTTCAGCTAATGTGACATAGCTATTAGCATTTGCTCCTTTAATTGTTGCGTCTATAGTAGCTGCCACGATTGTTTAGTAATTTATCTGTATTGTAGCGTAAAGAAAAAACCCCACCAATAATTGATGAGGTTTAATGACCACATTTTAATCTTAAAATAAATTAAGACTTTAGACCATTGTCTAGTGGAGAGTTAACAAAGATTTCAACCATAGGAATTTGGTCAATATCATATGTTGCAGACCAGTTAGATCCTGTTCTAAGTGCTGAGTTAGCAGGGTTATCAGCAGCATTTGTCCACTTAGTACCCATAACGTGATAAGCACTATGGTAATCAACAGACATAACATCTTGCTTAGATAAGATGTTTCTCTCTGCTTCAATACCTAGCTCAGACTGAACACCCTCAAGAATTGTTCCTGACTTCATTAAGTAGCAACGGAACTCCTGACGATTACCAGTAGATGTAGGATCGTTAGTATTTACCTGTGAGTCAATGACAACTGTACAACCAGCAAATTGACCGATTGATCTATCAGTGACACCAACACCACCGCCACCCCAAGTTACTGAACCACCAGTTGATAGAGCAGATGTTGAGAATGTAAGTAGACCTACTTGATATAGGTAATAAGCAACAGAAGGATGAACGATAAGAAGATCAAGCTCTTCTCCTCTTTCTCCCAACTTTGAACGAGCTTCTGCAATAACAGATGCACTAAGATAGTTTGCTTCAGCAGTAGAACCAGAACCACCTAAGTTTTTCTCAAGACGATGATCATTAAGAGCAGTGTGAAATAAACCAGTAAGAGTTTCAAATAAACGAACAGAGTTCAATTTATTGATAGCGTCTGCAAGTTGATTTCTGATATGACCCATTGGATCTTCGCCAGCAGCTAATAAAGCTACATCATCAACAGCATAAGCAAAACCTCTATGACAGATAGTTGCAATCTGCGTATCTGTACCGATTTTTTGAGGTGTTAGATAACCAGCACCACTTGTTCCCCATGTACCTGTACCATCTAAGATTTCCTCAGTTGGAGAGATTGGGTTAAATTCTGGAACTTGTATTCTTGTTCCTCCTGCTGTTGCATCAAGCAGAGAGTTACGAACTACAGCACCAGATTGAATAAATAGACTACGTTCTTTAATAGCTTGTGAAACGTAAGCACTAAAATTATTTCTCTTGACGACATCCGCTAAAAGGACACCGCCAGTATAATTCTGAAACGGAGCAGCCATTCAGATTTACCTTGTTAAGTTTTGCGATACCCTAATCACAGATAAGGGGGTCGATTTCACGGAAATCAACTATTTAGTTTGAGCCTCTTGCTTGAGCACTGCTGCAAGTTGAGGATCTTGTTCTGATAATAGCATTTGTTGAGTTATATTGCCCGTTTTCCATGGGTTAGGTTGACCTCCACCTGCATTACTAACTGGACTAGGTTTTGCACCCATTCCAGCAGCACTACTAGGTTTGAAATGATGTTCCCAACCACTACCAGGATTTTTAAGTCCTGTAAGATAATTTGTTAAATCCTGTTCAACACCACCATTAAGAACAACTACTTTACCTTCAGCATTTTTTTGTAACTTACCTTGTAACAATGCCAAAGTTTGTTCTGCATTTATAGCACCTAAATTACTAATAGCTGCTAATGCTGTTGTTTTAGTAGAAGCTACTTCATTTGAAGTTTTTAAATCTTCTAACTGCTGAGATAAAGTCATTATCTGTTGCTCTTTTTCTTGGGCTGTTTTATTAGCCTCTTCCCAAAGAGTTTTCCATTGACCTTGATCTTCTAATTCCTGTTTACGTTGCTGATCTTTTTGCTTGTAAACATCATCTAGTTTAGTCTTGATGCCTTTAAATTTTTCCTCACTATCTGTCACTTGTTTTCGCAGTGCAGATAATTGTTGTTCATATTCTGCTTTTACAGAATCTAAATTAGGAGCTTGTGGTTGAGTTGTTTGTGAAGCAGTTTCAGCCACGGGCTGTTCAGCAGAAGTCACAGACTCAGGCTGAATTACTTGTTCTTCGATTGCCATGAATTATTCAGATAATGGATTAGTAGTTTTCTTTTTTGCAACTTTTTTCTTAGTTGCTTTTGGTTCGCAAGTAGCAGGAGCTTCAGCACCATTACCCATCCTTTCAGATAAAGTTGGTTCTACAAGTTCCCATTTATAAGTCCCATCAGCTTGAAGGACTTTATCTAGGGATTTAGCCATAATTAAGTATGTACTTGCTTCTTAGTTTACCAAACTATTCAGATTTGGCTTCATTAGCTGAAGGTAACACTTCTCCCTGTACAAGAATATCTCTAAATTCTTCTCTATCTATTACTTGCTGATCAAATAGAGATGTTAAAGCTGTAATATCTTGACCAATTAATCTTTCAATATCAAAGTCTCTACTAATTTTTACTTCTGGTGGCTCAATACCTACATATTCAGCAGATAAGTTAAATGCTTTTTGAAGTTTTTGCTCTAATTCCATAGAAACCATAGCAAGCATAGAATTAGTATCAACACGATCTAAACGTCTTGCATCAGCAGATTCAGCTACAAACTTTTGCTGACTTAAAGTACTAATACCAAGAGTAGCCATTTGCATTTGTAATTCTTTTATCTCAGCAGACTGAGCATCAAAAGCACTACTAGCTGGCTCTACATAATAAATTTTATTACCAGGCTGAGTTGCCATCGCATAGTTAACAGATATAGCTAAATCTTTTGTCTGATCATCATAACCCTCCATTACAAGCATCGGTTGAGATGCAACGTGCAAACTATGAATTAAATCAGCCTGTCTTTGAAAATGTGCAAGATTCAAATATGCAATGTCAAGTAAAGGTGGTTTACTTACTAAATTTTCTGTTTTACCAGAATAAACAGTAACTAAAGGTATTTCTCCAAGAGAAAAATTACCAGATTCAACTAATTTATAATCTTCACCTGTAGTTCCTACATCAAACTCTCCTGCATAAGAATTATCATCAACATCATACATTGCATCAATCTGATCTTCTTTACGAAATACACGATACCGACCTGGTTCTATAACTCTTACCTGCTCAAATACTTTCTCTCCAAAATCGCCATCAGGTAATACCGCCTTTTCTCCAATCCTTACCTGCACTAAGTTTCCATAATTAGATTCTCTATCTAACCTATAACCAAATAAATTATTAGGATCTACCTCTATCCAATAAGGTCTACGATTTTGTTCTCTTTCTTCTGCAAGACTTAATGCACCAGATGGGGCAGGATAATCTACAAGAATATGACTTTGACCATAAGTAAGAGAACACATTAGTATTCTTCTTGCATATTCATCTAAATCAGATTTACAACCATCAACATCCATCTTGAACATATCTGTCCAATAAGGATCTCCAATAAGTGTTATTGGTTTTCTTAAAACAAGACCTGTAGCTGCTCTTATTAATCTTTGCGTAAAAGGAGAGAATACAGCACGATTTACTCTTGCCATATAAGCTGAATAATCTTCTCTTGGCTCTAATGGTAAAAATGCTTCAGAATTTTCTCTTAAGTATTCTGTCCCTTCAGTAACAGCTTTCATTATCTCCCATCCTTTCATCATGTCTAGAATTGCTCTAGTTTTTGTAAAAGGACTATCTATACCACCATAAGAAGTAGAGGTAACAATTTTTGTTCTAATGTCTCCAGGAATCGAATAAGTCATTAGTTAACACCTCCACCTTTTTAATGCTTTGTTAATCCTGCTATCAGGATCATTCTTTTTCTTAATATTACTCATTTTTCTTTTCATGCCTTCCATCCTGTCACAGAAACTCTTTCTTCTTTTTTTCTCTGACTCAGTAAGACCTGATTTTTTAGTAACAGGTGCTTTTAAATTACTACCAGTGGCACGATTGTACTTCGCACGACCTTTTGCAGTAAGACCACCTTT